TTGTTTTTTTGGAGTAACATTTTTATCTTCATTAATATACTCACCGCCTTTTATATGTTCAGCTTTTTTACCATAAACCAACCTTAATATTTCATCATAATAGAAATTAACTTGATAAGGGGTATAATATTCGCTCCTTCCAAACTTTACCCACTGGTCTTTCGATGCTTGCACCCGCTCATTTACCAATTCATCTTTTGTTAATATTTCTATATACATATCTTCTAATGACTCTGATAAAACCGAAGGATAATCAGATTTCTTTTCTTCTGATTCAATATAATTAATTCCGCCAGTGATAAATTCCTCATCTAGCTTTTCAGGTTTTAAAGTATCATCATTATTTAATAATTTATCAATTTCATCTATTTTTTCTTCATACTCAGACACCGCGTTTGGATTCTTTTTACTATCTCGTGGTTTTGTCATACCTTTCCAATGAACAATATGTTTTAGAAATAATAAAGTAATTCTTGAAGATAAACGCCCCCTGCTGATACTTTTCCCGCTACTGTAGTAGTAATTTTGGTCATCCTCTAATAATTTATCAATATAACTTCCAAAAGCAGATAAACACTTCGTTCTTCCAGCTAGTTCAAATATATTTCCATCTTTAGTTACTTTATTGCCTATAAAAGGTATATTAAACCCATCTTTATCGTTTAAATTTTTTATATCCTCTTCTTTTAATCTAGGAAAAGAATTTCTAGTATTAATAATGTACGCTGGAGGACAATTATTTTCTTTTGCACATACACGATATATATCTTGAAAAACTTTAAAGTTACAACCATTGCTTTTTACTTTACCATTAATATATTTATTTTTATTCAACTCTCCTAACTTCTTCCAATACTCGCTCATATTTGGAAATTTTTTGTCACGATATTCTGATGCTTCTTTCTTTCTTTCTTTCTTTTCTCCTTTTTTTAATGTTTTATTATCTTCTTTTATTGTTTTATTATCTTCTTCATCCTTTTTTACTAATCGTATGTATTCTGGATCTTTATAAAGTATTTTTAGCTGCTCTTCTATAGACATATTATTATTATTTCTTTTATATTCATCTTCCAAATTTTTTACACCGTTTATCCAATCAATCTTTATAGTAAATAAATACCGTCGTAAATTTCTTTTTTCAACATCAGACAAGCCATAAATAGTTATTTCATTATCTTTTAAGATAAGTTTTTTGTCTTCATCGATATCTTTGGTATCATAATTTTTTTTTTCTTTGGCATTAACATCGCCATAAAATTCTTTATTTATATTATCTGGATATAACTTTTTATTTGTTATAGAGTTCTCATATTTTGTATCCCAATTTTTTATCTCATGAAGTTTTAATTGGTCATAATAGATAAATCTTAAGAATATATCACACCATTGTTTGTAAAAAAAACTAGTATATACTGTTTGTTCTGATGAATCTAGTTGAGTAGTTGTATTTAATGAGCTTAAATCTTTTACATTATCATTATCTAATGCATTACTTTCAAATTCATCTTTTCCAAAATCTAATAATGATATATTTTCCCATTCGTCTTCTTTAATTTCAATTTCACCTTTTTTAAAATAATCTGATTGTTGTTTTATAAATTTTTTTGGAAAATTTGGATAATCTAAATCTATTTTTTCTCTTTCATCATTAGATAATGTTTTTATACCATTATAAACTTCATTAAAAAGTTTATTTACATTCGTATTATAGGTATTATAAGCTTCATCATTTAATTCATCAGTTTTATCTGATTTTTTGGTAGATTCATCAAATTTTTTCTTTTCCTCTTCTATTTTTTTATCTAATCCTTCAAATTTTTCAGCCAATTCTATATGCAATCCTTCATAACCATCATCATGTGGGAAATAAGTATCTATAAAATTTTTATCACTGATTGAACTTAAACTTGAACCACCACCAGATTGATTATCATTTGGATTTTTAATATTTTCTCTTAAATATTTTTGTGCGTCTTCTCTTATTTTTTGATTGGTTGAATTTATATTTTTTAAACTAGTAAATAATTGACTACTTTTAAACTTTTGCATATTATATCCTTTAGAATTAGACTGATATTTTTTAACTAATCGTTTACATCTTAAATAATTAAAATGTAGCATATTTCTTAATCCTTGATCTTTACTTGTTGTATTACCTTCATCTATTCCCATATTTTTTATTCCATAATATATTTTATTATTTGTAGATTTTTCAGGTTCAGTATTCAAACTATAATTAAATAATACATTTCCAAAATAAGATTGATTCAAAATGTTTGCTTTTATATAATTTTTATTATAAGAGCCTTTATCTCCATCCCATTTACATAAATTTTTAAAATTAGGTATAGTAACGTGACATCTTGATTTAGGCTTACCACCCAAACAACTATTAATAAAACTTATTACTCCTTCATTAATTGCAGTCTTTGAACCATTTACAGTATCTTCCCATTTACACCAGATTATTACATCTTTTGCATGAAATCTAGAATTATCATATGTATTTATTTTATATTCATTCTTAAGATTAGCAGCAGACAATTTCGAATGAAGAGATTTACGAAAATCTGTTATTTTTTTTATTATTTGTTTGTTTTTAGTTTGAACTCTAAATATATTTGTAGCAATCCTAGCCCACATTTCAACTATCCCATCTTGTATATGAAAACTACCGTCTTTTTTTTTACACCAGGCCATTTTATTAATAAAACTCTCTATTGTTGCCATACTAGGTTTATATTCAATTTTTATTGGGTTATCAAAATTAATATTCATAAATAATACTTTATTTTTAGCCCATTCATTTACGTGTCTATATTCCCAAGCATATTTCTCATAACGTATTAAATATTTATGAATTATAAAATTATACCATGTTCTCATTCGTTTTGTTATAGGTTGGTCCTGTCCAGTAGCCATTGATGCTACGCTAGTATTAATCGAAGCAGTATCGGCTCCTAGATCGCTACCAAATGCTGTTTTTATATTTTCTGCATGTGTATCAATTAAATTTTTTAATTTATTATCATACTCCTCTATCTTTTTATTATTTCTTTGTAACTTTGCCTTAAGTTTTGCTGCTTCTAATGACATTTTTTTTATAGTTTTCATAAATTTATTTGCCATAATAGATTTCCACCCTTTTTTATTCATTACTTTCTTGGTATGTATAATTTCTAATGGTGTAACAGGACCTGCTCCAAAATATACTTGTTGGTATAATGGATCTTTATGTTCACATTGTGGTTTGTTTTCGTTAGATACTAATTTATATTGATTTATACCTTGCTTTGCTCTATATGTAGCTAAATCTAGTTGCCCAAATTTAGTTTTATCAACTACTCCATTTTTCCAATCATCATCTATATATACATCACTATCAAAACATAGAGGTAGTCCCGTACACCAAGAATATTCTAATCTCCAGTTATTTCTATCTTTTGCTGTTGCATTCCATTTATATGGCTGTAATACTGTAAAACTTTCAATATATTTTTTCGTACTTTCTTTATTTAATGTTATGTCCGAAGTAGATGTTTCACCACGATATGTAAACCCTTTCAATTGTTGTCCTCTATTAACTACGTTACATTGATAAGCAACACCCTTTGACAAAGATTTATTTTCAGCTTTTGTTCTTTTTTCCATACCATCTTTTGTCGCAGGTCCCCATATTTGACTCATATCCACTACCTTGAATGATGTAAAATCAATATTAAACTTGTATGGAAAATCTTCCTCTATATATTTGACTGTATCCTGTTTTGCCGATTCTATTATTTTATTTCTTGTTTCTTCATAATCTGCCATAAATTGTAATTGATAACGGTCAGGTGATTTGGTTGATAGCGCTGGTCCTAATCTTTTTTCATTTGAACTTGAACTTGCCATTATATATTAATATATAATCACATATTAATATTTAATTATTGTCCTTATCATCTTTTTTTTTACCCATTTCTTTACATACCGTAAAATTTAAATACATTTTACATTCTTTTTCCATATCTCTAGGATCTTCATATCCCATTTTCTTTGCTACAATAAATTGATATCTAACGCTCAAATCTTCAAAATATATTTTTTGTGTTTTACAATTCCAATACGGTAACATATATTATAACTTTAGGTTTTTTTAAATTTATTTTTTTAATGCTAAATATTCACCCCAATCTTTTTTTGTTCCACCATCATATTTAAATGCATAATCATTATCAATCAACCACTTATTAACACTTACATTGTCATCATCACAATATATCGATATCAATAATCTACCATATTTATCAAATTCAAAGCATTTCACCATAACAACTTTATTTAAAATTTTTTCTCTCAATTTATCTCTAACCAAAAAACCGTGTGCTTTCTCTAATTTATTTCTTGTTCTTAATTCTGGTGTATCTACTCCAATCAATCTACAATTCCATTTGTATAATTTTTCTTGTAAAGGAAATACTATTTTAACGGTATCCCCGTCGTATACTGATACCACTTTCGCTTTTTTTGTAGTGTCTTTGAATGAAAATTCAGGAACACCGTCTGTAATTTTATCCCAATCCAAAGGAATATTCATTCTATTATTAACGCAGATATTAAAACAACACAATCTTTTAAACATTACTATTTATATTTATATAGTAATATTTAAATTAGTTATTCATAATATTCATCATCATCTCCCTCTCCCATTAAATAAGTATAAAAATCGTTAAATATTGATGGATTATTTATTCTTTCTCTATCAATTTCTTTTTCTAATACACTACTTCCAGCATACTTAAGTAATTTCCTGTCTTGACCCCAAGCCATTGCAGGTTTAAGTAATTTATCTCCCTCTCTCTTATCTTTTAAATATTCTTCCGTTTCTTCAACAGCCCAGGCAAGAGTAGTTGGATGATTTATGTCTTTATTTTTTGCTTTTTTATCTTCGTCATCTGTTGATAACTCTGTTTCCCAAGTTTTGTTATAATATTTTTGTTGACATTTTGCTCCTACTACTTCGTTTACATATTTATCATATTTTTTTTGCTGTTTTTTATCACATTTTTTCCATTCATTTTTACTACTTGACCTATATTGACATTCAGGAGCACTATCTTTTCCCGCTTCAATACATTCAGTCATATCAAATGCTTCTTTCATAATACTTGAAATATTTGCAAAGTATAAAATTACAACTACTAATCCTAAAAATATAATACATTTTAATGATTTGTTCATATAAATATAAAGATATTTTTTTTACACACTTATTTACTCTTATAAAAAAATAGATTCCGATTTAAAAAAGGGAGAGAAAAGTAATGATATGTCTATGCTAAAATAAGTCAAAAATATAATAAAAATTGAATATAAACAATAAAATATATTATTATCAAAGATGCAATTTCAATCAAACACTATGTCAAAATCCCAGGAATATTTTAATCAATATCCTTTTGAACTATCTGAATTTCAAAAAAAAGCAATAGAAGGAATAGTTAATGGTAATAATGTATTAATTACAGCACATACTGGTAGTGGAAAAACATTACCAGCAGAAGTAGCTATTAAACATTGGGTTAAAACAGCGCCTAGTAATAAAAATAAAATATTATATTGTAGTCCAATAAAAGCTTTGACTAATGAAAAATTTAATGATTTCAGAAATAAATTTCCTGATATACAAATAGGGTTAATAACAGGAGACGAACGTTTTAATCAAGATGCCCAATTAATATTATGCACTACAGAAATAATGCATAATGCTCTTAATAGACAAAAAAATGAAAAAAATGATACTATTCAAGATTTAAAATATAATATTTATGAAGAATTATATGGAGTTATATTTGACGAATTTCATTATATTATGGATGATGATAGAGGTTATGTATGGGAAGAATCACTTATTGAATTAAAAGAACAACAAATAATTGGATTATCTGCCACATTAGGAAATCCTGAAATATTAATTGAAAAAATGAACAAACTTAATAAAAGATCTACAATTTTATGTTCAAACAATAAAAGAGTTGTTCCATTAGAGCATAATATACTATATTTTGTTCCTGAATCTAGTATAAAAAAATTAAATACTGGATTACAAGATAGAATATTTAAATATGATGATTGTCAAATAATCAAAGATGAAAATGGATATTATCCTGAAAATTTTCATAATATTGTTAAAATAGATAATGATATATTTAAACAAAGTATTTATTCTTCAAAAAATCAAAAATTCTACATTATGAATGAAGCAATTAAACATATTAATAATAAACAACAATTACCTGCTATTGTATTTGTAAATAGTAGAAAAGGTTGTTACGATTATGCAAATAATGTCACGGTTCCTCTATTAGATAATGATAAAAAACTGTCTACTGTAAGTAAAAGAGCTATTGATATAATTCAAAAAAAAATTACTAATTGGAAAGAATATATTGAATTACCAGAATTTAAAAGGATAGTAAAAAATCTTGAAAAAGGCGTAGGCGTACATCATTCGGGTGTAACTACTATTTTTAGAGAGATGATAGAATTACTTTTCAAGGAAAAATATATAAAGGTTGTTTTTGCAACAGAATCATTAGGTATCGGTGTTAATATGCCCGTCAAAGCAACTTTACATACATCATTACAAAAATATAGTAACAATGGATTTAGATATTTTCATCCACACGAATTAAGTCAAATGTATGGAAGAGGTGGAAGAAGAGGAATAGATGATAGAGGATTTGTGTATTATTTATTTAATTTATATCATAAAAATCCTATTATTAATTGGGATTCATTTCAATTTATGTTAGATGGAAAACCACCATCTTTGAAATCTAAATTTAATATTAATTGCGAATTAATTATACGATTAATCGCACAAAATAAATCATATGATGAAATTATAAGTTTCATACAATCTAGTATAGCATATGAAAATTGGTGTTTAGAAAATATAAAAGATGTAGTAAACGATCATATTAATGTATTAACTAATTTAAAATTTATTGAAAAAAGTGAATCCGGAGAATATATTACAACTAATATAGGTGAAATTTCTTCTATTATTAATGAAATTCCCTCATTATCATTAGCTTCATTTATTTGTTCTGAATCAAATCAATATATATTACAAAATTTAACACCAACAGAATGGATATGTATTTTAAGCATATTCACTAACATCCGATTGTCTGATAATAATACGGTATATGATTATAATTCATTAGAACTTAATGTTAACTGTAGAGCAATGATAAAAAAAATAGAAAGAAATCTAAATTATTTTAGAAAAATAGAAATGGAAAAATTAATGTCAGGTAATGAAAACAAATATAATATTCAATATAATATTTGTGAACTAGTATTAAAATGGTGTAATGCAAATACATATAATGAATGTCATAAAGTTTATAACGAAGCAAAATGGTGGGGTATATTTTTAGGGGATTTTTCAAAAGCCATACTTAAAATAAATAATATTGCTTATCAATTGGAAAAAGTATTCACAAAATTAGAAAAAATAGATATAGTTCACAACTTAAAACAAATTCCAAAATTAACATTAAAAGCAGTAACTACCAACGAGTCTATATATATATAATTATTTTGTTTAAAAATATATATATGAGTTCTACATATGATTTCAATGATACAAATGCTTGGGGAGCAGGTGGTGTTCCATCTCCACCTGGTGATATCATTATTCCTTCAAATACAATTATTAGAATAAAAACGAATACTATATCAGATTATAGATATGGTAAATTAGTTATACCATCCAGTAGTAAATTAGAATTTTTTGATACCGATTTAACATTACACGTAGAAGTATTTGATTTAAGAGGATTATTATCAATGAATGCTAGATGTAAAATAACTGTTGATTATGTTAGTGGTAGTGTTCAAACTTTTCTATGGCATAATGTTGCATCTTGGACTAATTCAGATGCTGGAAACGCTATTCCTAGTGAAAATGGAGATATTAAAATACCACAAGGTAGAAGTATTACTATAACTACAGCTAGTTTAAGTAATCTATATACAACAAAGTATAATATGTTATATATTCCACCATATAGTGAACTTATTATAGATGGTAGTGTAACTAATACAACAATAAAAGTTGCCAGAACTGTCATTAGAGGTTCAATTACTACTGGTGATGCAACCAATTCTTTAACAGTAGAAGGTGGTGCCTCAAATATATTTTTACCTGTTTATTTAGATGCAACTGGAAAAGTTCAATCTTCTTCTACTAATGCCGCTTCTGTTATGGATGCTTCACATAATTTTACTATGACCTGTGTTGAAGCTAAAGCAAATACATTAGCTGCTATGGTTAAATATAAACTAGTTAATAATTCACCTCAATTTTCATATAGAAGTGAATATAAAACAGCTTTTGATAATCAATTATATAATGATATTGATTCACAATTTATACAAAAAGATAATGATTATTTTTTTAATGCAAATAAACCAACTATTAATAATACATTAAGTAAAGTATTCATACAATACATTGCTGAAAATATATTTTCTTTTGTAGGACAATTTGATTTACAAAATACTGGATTAATTTCTAATCACGAATCTATTCACCAAGATATATTAAATTCAAACTTAAATGAACAAGTAACAAATGCTATTATTAATGGATTATCTGAAACGTCTTTTACAACAAATACTATAGCTGAAACTATATATGAACAATTAAAAAATGAAGTCTCTTCTAGATTTAATGGTCACGTAAGTGGTAGCGAATATAATCTTCCATTTAAAGCAGGCGATGATATTGGATTATTTATTCGCTTAAGTTCTACTATTGTTGCTGTTGAAAATTCTGGATTAGATAAAATGCCTGCTAATTTTATTTATGATACATATAAAAATCTATTCGATACTAATAATCAAACATTTTTAATATTTGATGATGTAAATAAAACTGTTAAAACAACACCTACTACCTGGAAAATTGTTATTAATCTAGCATAAAAGGTAAATCACAAGGTGGTCTAGATAATACTACTATTTTGTTTCTAAACGTAGGCATAACTCTTCCTATTTCTCTACATTTTAAAAAAAATATTATATTTGTTTCCAACATATATGTAGTATAAATATTTTATTTTCAATCAAAGTAAAATTATTTTATAAATTGAAATAATTTTATAGTATTTATATGGTATTAATCAAATATGACTCAATATAAGATATTAACTCACGATAGAAACTATAGTAAATATACTTTTACTAATAGTTTTACACATTCTGATGTAACTGATTTTAATATAGACGCAAAAAAATTTAAATTATTTAATCACGATATATTTACATATCATGATGATAAAGTAACTATTTTACATTCTACTGTTCGTGAAAGTATTATACCCGGTGTACTTGTATTAGAAAAAAATATCAAAATGGGTGCTTATAAAGATAGATTCTTGTATAGATGTATACCTGATGATAAACGTCTTCCTGAATTTATAGTCCCGTTTAAATTAAAAAAAGAATTTTCAAAGAAATATGAAAATAAATATATTATATTTAAATTTAAATGTTGGTTTGATAATGCAAAATACCCTATTGGATTATGTGTAAATTCATTAGGTAATACAAATAATCTAGATAGTTTTTATGAATATCAACTTTATTGTAAAAGCTTATATGCTTCTATTAATCAATTTAATAAAGAAACTATGAAAAAATTACGACAAAAATCTGAAAAAGAATATATTCAAATTATTAAAGATAAATATAAACCTGAAGATAGAACTAATAACTGGAGAAACGGAGTGAAAATATTTAGTATTGACCCTGAAAATAGTAAAGATTTTGATGATGCATTTAGTATTTGGATTACTAATGAAGAAACAAAGTTTAATGTTATAAGTATTTATATTTCTAATGTATCTTTCTGGTTAGATACATTAGATTTATGGAATTCATTTTCAAATAGAATTTCTACTATTTATTTACCCGATAGAAAAAGACCTATGTTACCAACTATACTTTCTGATGCTTTATGTAGTTTAACTGAAGGCGATATAAGATTTGCTTTAACTTTAGATTTATATGTTGAAAAAAACACTGGTAAAATATTATTGCATAAATTTAAAAATACAATGATTAAAGTTGATAAAAATTTAAGATATGATACTGATGAAATGAATAATTATTCCGAATATAATACTTTGTTTCAACATATCACTCTTATGAATAAAAAACAAAAATATGTTAATAATATTAAAACTAGTCACGAAGTTGTTGCTTATTTAATGATTATAATGAATTATATGTGTGCCTTAAAATTAAAAAATAATAAATGTGGTATTTATCGTTCAGCCAAATTAAATAGCACCTATCAACCACCTAGCAATATAGATAATGATATACAACAATTCTTAAAAATGTGGCACAGTTACGGTGGTAAATATTGTAAATATGATGAATTAGAAAGTCACGATATGTTAGAACTAGATGCCTATGTTCACGCTACTAGTCCTATTCGACGTTTAGTTGACCTTCTTGTTTCTATTGAACTACAAAAAATTAATAATTTTACTCCTTTATCTGAAAACGCTTATAAATTTTATGAGTTGTGGACTAGTGATGTAAAATTAGATTATATAAATACTACTATGCGTTCTATTCGCAAAGTTCAAAATGATTGTTCATTATTACATTTATGTTATAACAATAAAACATTAAAAGAAAAAACATTTAAAGGTCATATCTTTGATAAACTTATTAGAAATGATAAATTATTTCAATATATGGTTTATTTACCTGATATTAATATGGTAAATCGATTTACTACTAGATTTGATATTGATAATTATTGCTATAAAAATTTTAAAATATATATCTTTATGGATGAAGCAAAATTAAAACAAAAAATTAGATTAAAAATTATTGATTAAATTTAGTTATTAATAAAATTATATTTTTTATTCTTGTAATACAAATGAATTTATTTCTTCATCAGTTAATCCCATTACTGCTGTCATTATCCTTCTCCTAACACTTGTACTGTTGTCATAATGTGTTACTTCCCAAGTTGGTACAGTGTTAGTTAAACCTCTAGTCATATTTACAGGTGAATGTATCATGCCTGAATCATATAATCCATTCATAATTCGCATTTCTTCCCAAGTTGGTTCAGTATTAGTCAATACTGTAGCTCCCTCATATGTTTCTTGCGGTAATGATTGATTTCTTTGTATTGGTGGAGGTGTAATACTTCTTATCATTGATTCATCAAATATATCTTCATCTCTATAACCTCCCTCCGGTGTTGATGGACCTACTAATTCAGGCATTGATGAATCTGTATCAGTATCCATATCTGAATTTTCTTCTTCTTCTGTACTTTCTCCTCCTATACGATTAGATACAAAGTGAAATCTCGTCTTATATTCGCTATCGTCTTCATAAAATAACTCATTTAGTTCATATTCTGTAAATTCAATATCTATATCATTTTCTTCTTCTTTATTTTCCATTATATCATCCATCCATTGAATTGTATCCATTATTCGCACCATTTCATTGGGTTTTATACACTCATTATTGCGGTTAAACTGATATGCTAAATCTTTATATTGATTCAGCATTATATGATGAAAATTACGTGTCCTTTTTTCAATTCCTTTATTTTTTTTATTTAATTGTTTTTGCCAGTAATCAACTCCTAATTTTGGATTATTTTTCCAATTCAATTTACTAGCAATATTACTATATTTATGATTTGTTTTTTCTAATTTTAATTGTTTTATTCTTTTTTGTAACTTTGACATTTTTTTTTCTCTTAAAGACAGTTCATAATTTATATTACGTAAACATTTTTCTGATATATAAATTTCATTTTCTACACTATCTAATTGAGATACTCTGTGTTTTAATAATTTTTTCAATCCATTTGCTAATTCTATTGATTTATAATTTTCTGCTCTACACATAGGACAAGTATTATTATGTTCATCATCAAACCATTTAATATGACATTTTTTACATAAAGCATGATTACAATTCAACATATTAACTGTATTGTTTATTGTTAATTTAGTATAACAACAAGGGCATTTTTTTATTTTTTGATATTCCATTATTTCATTGTTTAATTTTGCCTTTCTTAAAAAGGCAATTTCTTTTCTAACTGATTCTAGTTTATTCATTGTTTAATATATTTATATAATTATAATAAAAAACAATCAATTTTTATTATTATAATCAAAGAAAAAAAAAGCTATCTCCAGTCTTCCTATTTTTTTTATTTAATCTTCATCACTATATTCTGACCATTCTCCATCATCGTCAGTTTCTTCATCACTATTCCATTCTTCTTCACTAACTTCTTCTTCTTTATCTTCTAATTCTTCATCACCAACTATAAATTCATCATCATCTGCTATAAGAGATTGGTCAATATCAGATAATTTAAGAAATGAACTTATATTAGATACTAGATCACTAGGCAATACCATACCCATATCACGCCATATACTAGTAAATTCCAATACACTTTCTGTAAAGTCACGTAGTGCGTATCTATACATAGTATTATTGGAGTTCCAAGTAAATGTTGCGAATTTGCGACCATCTCTAGTAGTATAATAATTTTCATCGCCGTTAATATCATCGTATTTTCCTGGTCTATTAGCGTCATAACAATGCTGATAGCGATCTATAGCACCAGATACAAATTTTTCATCCTCAAATCTTTTTGGTGCCGAACGATTGCGAGTAGGATTACGTCTTAATGTTGTAGCCATTTTTATAGGTAATATTAGTATAAGTAATTATATTTATTTTGTAAAAAATGTTTTCAATTTTTTACAAACTTTGTATAATATTATTTTTTACTTTGTTGTTTATTACGACAGGTTATTTTACATATTTTGGCATTATCAGACCTTTTAAAACAATGTTTTCCCTTATTTTTTCCATAAAGACATAAAGCATGGTCACCTTCTCTCTTTATTTTTTCAGACCTCTTTTCTAATTCAGCTTGTTTTATACGTAGTCCTCTTGTTGTATTTTTACCATACTTTTTAAACGTATTTTTACGTTTATCACTCCCCTTTTTTCGTTTATTTTGGTTTGCTTTTTTTGACATTATTAAATCTTAATATATTCTTTTTACATTATATTTATAATATAAAAAAAATCAATTTTTTTTATACTTTGTATATTAATTAACATTCAACTGTTTTTTTTTTAGTTAGGTAATTTAAATAATAAGAAGGATTTATAGCAAGTGTCCAAGTTTTCACTACCATATCTAATGTAAATACACCTACTACGAATGTATAAACAGCATTTAATGAACCAACAGGAGATGTGCTATATACATTTCCTCTATAATAAGTTAATAGCAACCAGGTTGAATATTGATGAATAGGACCAGCCATCAATAACATACTAGATGGCATATTATTACCATATATAGTATTATATGAACTAACAGCGGTATAAATTGTGCTTAATAAAGAGCAAATTAAATTAAAATCTCTTACTGAACCTGTTGTTGAATCGAGAGCCAAACATAGTAAATTTACAACATATAATATTGTCCACATAGTATATAAACCGGGACTTTTCATAACACCATCTTCTAACTTAAATAATTTATCAGCAGATAAACACATATGAGATATAATATTATTAATTCTTTAACTTGATTATTTAAATTAATTATGCAATTGTTGTATTCTATTGTATAATATAGTTAATTCTTGAATAATTTGAGCTATCATTACCAAGTATAATGTAACAAAAAATATCATTAAAAAATCACGACACGTCATTAATTAATATAAAAAATATATTTTTATATTAATTTTTTAAAGCTTCTATCAACAATTCTTGATATATAGATTTATATTCTTTAAACCACCAATCTCCAAACCTTGATATAATATATAATTTATTTATAATTGATAAATTGATTGGTTTAATTATACAAGAAGGATTCATAACAATATAATCTCCTCCATATTCAGGAATAGATACAACATAATCATACTCATCTGCAAACCAATATTCAGTTCTCTCTACATAATCTTTTAAATATTTTTTTACTATAATCCCTGTATGTTTGTAAGTATTTGTTGTATTTGGTTTTAAACTTATTTCTCTTTCAACTGTAACAAATTCTCCTATATTAAAATCTGTCATATAATAATAAAAAAAATATATTTATATTATTTTATTTATTTTAAATACTCACTCTTTACTCACAATACTTACCTAAAAATACAACCCATAAGCACACAAATTTCTATAAAAATTTCTATGTTTTTCCCAAACCTCTATATCCATTTTTAAATGATAATCCTCTGCTTTACCACTCCATATAGCTCCAAATTCCTTAAAATATTCACAATCAGGAGAAGCTTCATGATTACCTTCTATTGCTACCCATCTATAAAAACTACTATCACTATCTTCCCAATCATGTTTTCTTAAGGCACTTTTATATTTTCTTATAGCTATTTTTTCCGGATCTACTATTTTTTTACTACCATTTTTCGTAGTCTTACCTTTATTAACCTTATCATTTTTTTTAACTTTCTCTTGTTTTTCCTTTTCCTTTAAAGCTTTTTTATCAGCCTTTTCCTTAATTTTTGCATCATAGGCAGGTCTTTTCTTTTCCCACTTACTTAAACTCCTATACTTATCAGCACCAGCAGCGTGTCTTAAGGTATACTTGCTTTTTAATTTCCAATCAGCTCCTACAGCCTTTTCACTCATTATATATACATCGCCACTATTAAGGTTTATATCAATTGGTTTTCCAACAGGCATACCATCCTTAAACCATTGCCATCTCATCGGATAGTTCCAACATCCTATACTAAGACATATAACCACTACTCTTTCAGTATCACCGTGAAACCCTATTCCAGTCTTTTTAAGGTCATAATATCTATTCCCTTCAACTACATTAATTACTACTTTAGTTTTACTACCAATAGCAATCAATCCTTTTGCTATATCATCTCGTAGTCTCTCTACAGCAGCATTAAGGAACTTCATTTTTTTAAGGTCATATATAGTTCCTTTACCTTCAAAAACAGCTGGCTCCTGTTCTCTATCAGCTACAAAGCATAAATTCTTTCTTGCTCTTTTATTCATTCTTTTACCTCTTACCTTAACTTCTTTACCATCAATAATTTCTGTCCTATATTTATTTGGATCCAAATACTCCGCATCCCATCTAATTGGTGCTATTTCCTTATAAATCTCAATATCATTATCGTGACCACCGTGCCAATTTGCAATATAATCCCTTAAAATTAATACTCTTGCTTGATTTTCGTCGCTTAAATCATTAATAGTATCATTCATACTTAAGGCATTAAGGTCTAATACCCCTACTGGTCGTCTATCACCATATTTATCCATATATAATTTGATTTTATTTTCAAAATAAGGACCCAATTCATCAATATCTTTAAATGTGAAGCCTTCACCCTTAATTGGCATACGACCTATAATCTCCATACCTCTATTATTCTCTCCACCCGGAGCCATAGTTAAGGACATTCTCTCTGTAGCCATAATTGCCTTCATTTCTTTATTACTTAAATTTTGCATATTCGTTTTGCTATCTAAACTCATTATAATTATAATTAATTTTTATTAACTAAATATAATTTCAATTTTTATAAACCAAAATTTGGCAATTCATCTTTGGTCAAAGAAATTACCTTATTTTCTTGTACTATATCTTTTGGTAAAATTATATCTGGTAAAGTTTGTTTTTTTACTTCTTCTTTCTTTTTTACTTGTTCTTTCTTTTTTACTTCTTCTTTCTTTTTTATCTTTTTTTTATTATTTTTTTTTGTATCTACCTTTATCTTTTCTGTAGTTGTTCTTTTAATATTCTGATTTTGCATGTACCTCATTATAATTTCTGGCAATATAGTTAACATATTCATATATGTTTTATATTTAAATACACATATACTACTAGATTCTGTAAATTTTACACTATACCACCAATACGATGGTATATATAATAACATTCCTTGTTTTAATTCTATATCCATTGATTTAACTTTATTAAAGTCTAATTCATATGATTTTTCTACTTTCCAAGGATTTATAGGTGATCTAAATTCAAAATTCTCATAATCTACTATTTTATGTAAATATTTCGTATTTGATGGCGGTATCAATTTTATGTTTACACTTCCTTCTGAAACATAATAATAATTTCTGTAATTTAACATATATCTTAATGGTGTAAATGAATCTATTGAACCTGTTATAAAATCATAATCACAAGATGCTACCATAGGTGGTCTTAAATATGAATCATTATACATATATGTTTTTATCGCTCCTGTTTCTTCTAAAAAATCATAATTATTTTCTGTGATATAACTACCCTGATTTCTAAATAGATTACCTGCATCTTTTAATAATACAGGTAAATACATATCTGATGAATTATCATTCAAATCTTTCATATTTCTTATATTTATATCAAATGCTCCATATTTATGTTCTAACATTGATAAATTACAATTACTATTAATATTTTCATTATTAAATCCTATTAATACTGGTTGTCTTAAATTACATATCTCTTCTAGTTTATCTTTAGAAGCTCCTTCTAAATTATATACTTCTAAATCATTACTTACATACAAATGATGTGTTATATGTAAATATATAAATAATACCAAGCTAAATATAAATATTGCAAAAAATACCTTCATAATTAATAATATTTTAGAAAGGAAATATTAATTTTTTCCGTATAAAATATATATGACAAGTGAAAAACATTCTTTTTTTGTAGAAAAAAATTTCTTATTTCTCATAAATCATCGCAAAGGTGCTAAATCTACATTAGTTGAATCTTATATTAATAATGGTGCAGTCGATGAACTCAAAGAAAATTTAGGTATATCGCATTTATTAGAACACGTTTGCACTGATGGATGGAAAAAATGTGGTGCTAAAGGTTGTAATGAATGGTGGAAAGAAAAAGGCGCTATAATGAATGCTTCAACTGGACAGACATATGTAAATTATTACATTAAAGCATTGCCACAATATTTAGATGATCAGATTGATTATATATTAAATCTTTCTGTTTATCCTGATATTACACATAAAAGATGCGAAAAAGAAAAATCTGCTGTTAAAAATGAACTATTAGTTCATAAACAAAACCCATCTCTTCCTATATATAACATTTTAAACAAAATGTTATTTTCTGTAGAAGGATTGGTATTACAAGATGATATTGACCAACAAATCAGTAATTTAAAAAAAATAAATCACAAAGATTTACAAAAATGGGCTGATAAATACTATGGTTCCGGACAAACTATTTTTTCTATTACTGGTGATTTCAAAAATAAAAAATTTAAAAATAATACCATTAATAAAATTAAAAAACAAGCTAAAAAAATTTTAAAAAAAGCCGGCTCAACTAAATATAAACGTTATTATTCAAATGTATTTTTACCCGGTATTAATGTAAAATATATTGAAAATGATGGTATAGATAATACAACTATATATTTCTCATTTCATTCTCCCATATTTCAAAGAGATATTGAATATTGGTATATTTCTCTTTTCAAAGAATTTGTTAATAATAGTATGCAATCTATTCTTATGCGTGAATTAAGAGAAAAAAGACAATTAATTTATACTATTCATGTTGAAAATTATACTACTACTTATGGTAGTTTTATTATTATCGAAACCTCTTGTGAAAATAGTGATATTTATAAAACTGTTAAAGTTGCTATTGATGTCTTTCAGAAACTAGCAACTGGTGCTTTTAATAAACACTTACTTGATTCTTGTAAAAATGTTTGGGAAGTTAAATTTCAAAATAGATGCAAAAATAATGATTGGTTATCTACATTTTATTCTGAACAATATGTCAATCAATTCAATGATTTAAATAATGCTACCATACATTCACCTGATGAAGTTGTTAGTATAATTAAAAATCTTAAACAATCTGATTTCGTTCAATTCATTCGTAAATATCTTGTATTCGGTAATATGAAATTAGCTTATCAAGGTAAAAAAGAAGAAAAAAATTTACGTGATAGTGTTATTAAAAATTTAGGAATTAAAAATGTTGTTATTGTAGATTAATAATTATTTAATATTTATAATTATTAATTGTTTGTTATATATTTAATCATATCTCGAAACTCTTTATAATCATCATTATCCCAATCTTCTTGATTTTCTTTTATATCTAATTTTTTTAATAACAACTCTTTTGCTTTTTTTGTTCCTTTAAAATCAAATTGTGTAATTGTTGGACCATATCTATTTTCAGTATGACAACCCTGTTCTTCACTATATATAATACTTAATTTTTCATTCGATTCAAATGTTACATTTAACGTTCCATTCATCCAATGAGCATATTCATCTTCTTTGCTATAAGTATAATTACAACTACATTCTACTTGCAATTTTCTCATTTTTTTTATATCATCTGCTTCTATATACTCTTGTAAACGTAATTTCATTTCTTCATTATTATTCATATTCTTAATTTGTTAAAAAATGTAATAATTTATTAGTTTCAATTTTTTAATTATTAATCATCCAAAAATGGTGCCAGGTAAAATTTCACATAATTTACTGGTTTATGTTCTTCTTCATCCTCATCATCCTCTTTTTTCCAATCATCTAAATTAAACAACATACATAATGGATTATCTTTTATAAAATGTAATGTCATTACTTCATTCAACTTTGTAAAACTACAAAATGATTGTAGATTTTGTAGCATAAATGTTCCTGAATAACTTTCTCCTTCTTCCAATGCATACTCTTCTATATCTTTTTCTTTTATTCTAACTTTCATATTTCCCACATCTCCTGATGTTTCCATATATATATTATCGTCTTCGCCCATATCTATTTTTACATATTCACCAAAATATTTTAATTGTAATATTATTCTTGTAAATTCTATTGAATTCATTGTAACATCGGCTAATGTTTCCATTTCTGGTATTTCTAATTGTTGACTATCTATATCCATCATTTTTATTTGAAATTCTTTATCATGTCCATTTCCTTCAAAATAAATTAATAATTTTTCTGAACTTTCTTCGAATAATGAAATTTTTATAGTTTGTCCATCTTGATAACATTTCATTACATTTGCTAATATTTCACAATGTATACCTACTATTTTATCTTTTAAATTACCTTTACTTTCATCAAACCAATCTTTTGTTAAATTCACTTCTATAATAGAAGCATTACCCATTGATAACCCTTGAGTATAAATTCCATCTTTTCCAATAATCAAATTTGTTTCAGTGCATATTTTATGCATATTTGTAAAAATAGTAATAAATTGGTTTATTTTGTCTTTGCCTTTTATTTCGAAAATCATATCTAATATTATTACTTTTTTTAATTTTTTAAATTTAAATCAATTTTTATAATTTAATAATTTAAATTATAAAATCTAATTTTCATTTTCTACTTTGTTTATTGCTTCTTTTACCATTTTTTTTATTTCTTCATCTTGATTACTAGAATCAAATGGTATATTAAATACTTTCTTTTTATCTTCTATTTTCATTTCTATATTTTCATTTTCTTCTAATATTTTTGCTTTTGGTTTATTTATCTCTGTTGATACCTCTTTTCTTACTTCTATCTTTGTTACTTCATGTTCCAATTGTCTTATCTTATTATTTAATTTTTTATTTTCTTCTTTTAATTCTAACATTTTTTTATTATAATTTTCATTCATACTATCATATTTTAATTGAAATTCATTTTTTGTTGTTTCAAATAATAGTTTTAGTTTATTTTCCATATGAGCCATTTTATTTTCCATTAATCCTTTTTGTATTTCATCATTACCAATATTTCCAAAATCCGTTTTTTTTAAACTATAAAATTCTAATCTATTTAATCTTATTTCGTGTAAAGATAATAATCGCATATTTGGGTCATTTGTCGTTGATGCTACATTTTGTAATTTTGCATTTTTTATTTCTAATGCGTCAGCTTCACTTGTTTGTTGTAATGTTGATTGATTTTGTGATAATAATGGTGAATCATTTAATGTTGATACTGAACCTTGAATTGTATTTGTATCATTCATTTGTTGTGATTGAGCTTTTCTTATATTCATTATATTATTTTGCATTTGATTTGTAAAATTTTGTGATGTTTGTTGCCAATTCATATTTCCATCAAATGTTGCTTTTGGAACCCCTTCTAATGCACATGTTGATTCTCCTGGTCGTTTTCCTTTTAATCTTCTATCAAATCTACTCATTATAATTGTTAAATATATTATATTAAACAATTATACACGCATATTCATTTTAATTGATTCATTGTATTTATAATTATTTACTTTAAAATCTTGAAATATATAATCATCTATTAATTCTCTTTTTTCTAATATATCTAATGTTGGAAATTTATGCCATCCATCATACGATGCTGAATTTAATTGATATTTTAAAGCTTCTACATGATCATCGTATATATGACAATTTCCTATAAAATGTATCAATTCCTTTGCTTCTAAATCACAATGATGTGCTATTAAATGTGTTAAAAACGAATAACTTGCTATATTAAAAGGCAATCCCAATCCCACATCTGCACTTCTTTGATATAATGTACACGTTAATTTATTATTTTCCGTTACATGAAATTGTGATAATACATGACAAGGTGGTAATGCCATCTGATTTAACTGACAAGGATTCCAGGCTGACATTACTAATCTTCTTGATGTCTTCTCTTTTTCATCTTTTAAACTATTAATTATATTTGTTAATTGATCTACACCTGCTCCTGTATAATCAAAATCACAATTAAAATATGGTGCATTGAAATGTCGCCATTGATGTCCATATACTGGTCCTAAATCTCCCTCTACATTATATATTAATCCTCTACTATCTAATGATTCTCTACTAGCATTTTTATTCCATATTTTTACACCTTGATTTTTCAATATATCGTTACTTGTTTCTCCACTTATAAACCATAATAATTCTTTTAAACAAGATTTCCAAGCCATTTTCTTTGATGTTAAAATTGGCATTGTTTTGTCTTGTAAGTCAAATCTCATTGCTGAACCTATATGTGTATAAACATATCCATTCCTTGTTTTTTCTTTTGTTCCTGACTCTAATATATGTTCTATCAATTTCAAATAATTCCTTTCTGGATGATAAATTTTAGATAAATTTCTTAATGTATACATATTATTTTAAACATAATTATATCTTTATATATTTTTTTTTATTCTACATATAAAACATATGGAAGGCGTTGAAAATACAGCTAATAATGCAACTAAAGAAGTAAAAGGATTCGTTCAACATTTATTAAAATTTGATAATGATACTCAAGCAGATATGACTAATGCCGCTCAATATTTAGCTTTAATATTATTACCTTTAGGTATGGCATATAATTTCATTAATACTGTCATTCCCAAAACTGATGAAAGTAAAGGTAATATTGAATTATTAATAGAAGTATTTGGACATACAGCTATGCTTTTATTAACATTATATGTTCTTGACAAAATCATTACATATATTCCTACTATCAGCGGTAGAGATCATGACCCTATTACCGAAAATTCATACAGAATGGTTATTGTTGGTTTAGGAATAATTGCTTTTGCTCCAAAAATTCGTGAAAAATTAACCGTCGTTTATAATAGACTAATGGATGCTTGGAATGGAACTCCTGAAAAACCTAATAAATCTAAAAAAAATAATAATCAAAATACTGGTTCTGTTAGTGTTACACAACCTATCACTGGCGTTCCTCAAACTATGCCAACACAACAACAACATTCTCCTGATTATTTAGGACAACATAATCAAATGCAACCTCCTTTACCACAAGCTACTAACCAAGCTCAACAACTACAAAATCCTAATGTTCCACAGCAAGAATCTTTTCAACCTATGCAAAACGTTCCTATGGCCGCTAATGAAGGATTTGGTGCATTCAGTTCATTTTAAATATAATATAAATTTTTTTAAATTATATTATACATTTTCTTTCAAATATTTTTCAACATCTGATAACCAATTTGATGGTATTTGGTAAATATATTTTGATTCTTTATTTTCACTCATATCTTTATTTCCATCTATTATCATTTTTTTTGGTTCGGACATTAACCATTTATTATGATAATCATTGCATTTTTTTAAATATTCTAATGGTATTCCTTCTTCTTCATTTCTATTTCTCTTCAATACTCTTTCATATGCTTTTTCTGGTTCTGTTTTCAAATATATATTTCCTGTTAATGGAAAATCTTTAATAAATTCATTATACCACCTATTATAAATGTTATAATCCAAAGTATTTATTATACCATCATCATATAACATTTTACAAAACACATTCTTATCTGATGATATAGACCTTTCTGTTATAACTACTACTTCACAACCATTATCTCTTATATTTTTCAATTGACTTATTCTTGATATTAATGTTGTTATTTGAAACGAAAATCCCCATTTCTTTTGGTCTACATAATAATTTTCTATTAAATTTTTATTATTTTCATCTACTATATTTTTCCAATCATCTACTGGTTCTTGTAAAAATATAATCTCACGTCCTATATTGTTTTGTAAACTTTCTTGATTTTCTTTTAATAAATGTATTAAGGTTGATTTTCCAGAACCTATATTTCCATCTAAACTAAAAATTTTTAAAACCATTATATTATTTATCGTGATCCTTTTAAATTCATTCACTTTTTATTTTCTAATTCTTCTTTCATTTCTTCTTTTAATGTTGGTAATGACCATTCTGCTATATCTTTTTCCATCTTTTTCATATAATCCGACCAACTCTCTCCCTTTGCGCATCCTTTCCATATCTTATTTTCTATATCCAAATATTCATCTTTCTTTTCTGGATTGGTTGCATGGTCTGGATTTTGTTCTTTCCATTCTGTTTCCATAACCAAATGTTGTTTTGATTTCAAATTTCTTATACATCTCTCTATCGGACCTTTGCCATCTGAAATTCCATTCATTTCTGTTGAAGGTTGAGTCTTTTTCCATTCATCATCATCTTTTACATAAAATTTCTTTCTTTTTACATCCGCACAATGTATTGGTCTTTCAGTTATTGGAACATCTTCTAACTGCTTTACCAATATATTTGTTATTCCTTTTTCTGGTCCATGAAGCTTTGTATACATTACATCTTCTAATTGAACCTTTATTTGATTTACAAAATCAGTTAAATTAGGCGCATTTTTACATTGTTGATTTAAAAATAGATTTATCGATATATTATTATTATAACAATTATCAAAGTTATTAGTAGTACCTGAACTATGTTTTTCATATGCATTTATTGTTTCTTCCTTTAATTTTAATTGTGTTTCCAAAGATTCTACTTTTTGTTCTAATAATTTTGTTTCCAAGGATTCTACCTTTTTTTTTAATTCTTCTATTTTTTCATTTTCATATTTTTCTTTTTCTTTGTTTTTTTCTTTGATTTTTTCTAATTTTTTGTTTTTTTCTTTGATTTTTTCTAATTTTTTGTTTTTTTCTTTGTTTTTTTCTATTTTTTTTTCTATTTTTTTTTCATTTTCTTCAAAATAGGACAAATTTGATACCTTTTTAATGGTAACATTTGGGTAACTTTTTTCTCCAAATGATAACATTTTTTTCCTAAATTGAATACAAATTTTTTTGTGACGAGATAACCCGCTACGGTGTTTATAACTTTTTCCACATACACAGCATAAGTTTTGTGATTTTTTACTAATCGAGCCAATATTTCTCCTATGTTTGTTGGTGTTAAGATGTTTTCTATAATCTTTTTTATATGGTGTCGTATAGTCACATACTTGACAAAAATACAATTTTGTCCTATTGTTATCATTCATAGTTATATATATAGGATAACATTTTTTTCCTAAATTGTTTTTTTAAAAATATATAAAAAAAATTTATCGTAACAATGAAAAAAATTAGTTAATAAAAATTTCCTACATCTTCTAGTGAAAAAAAAAATTTCAAAAAAAATCAAAAATATTTTAGATCTTTTCTGGAAAATGGACAAGTACAAAAGTTGTCCAAAATTGAATTTCATTTTTGACTTTTGGAAAAAAATGAACAAAAAAGAGATCGTTTTTTCAGTGCTTTTTTTTCAGCTCTTACTGACGTGTTAGCATATTTGAAAACTAGTTAACAGTTTTTGTTACGATTATGGTGAGGTGTTTTGAAAATTTTCCAAAACGTGAGCATTTACCGTAACAAACTTTTTTGTAGCTGAAATTTCCAGTAAGGTCAGTAAGGGATTTTACTACTTTTCACTTTTGTTAGCATTTTCAATAACAAATATTTTTATAG